CTCGAGCGCTGCGGCGCGGAAGCCGTAGAAGCCAGCGGGCAGCAGGTTCAGGTAGTCGCTCGCCGTCGCGATAGCGGTAGCGATCCACTCGATAGCCCCGCCGACTTTCGGACCGATGCCGCCGCCAGCCGTAGCAAGCTCGGTGAACTTGTTCGCCGCGGCCTCGATGTATGGCGCCAAGCCGATTGCGAGTTGGTTCGCGATGCCTGTAAAGACGGCCTTTGTCTTCGTGATTGCGTCGTTAGCCTGCTCGACTCGTGCTGCCGACACGCGGTCATAGGCGAGTCCGAGCTTGACCGCCTCTTCCTGAGCCGCCTTGATGCCTTCCGCGCCGGACATCATCAGCGGCAGGAGCGCTTGGCCGCTCTTGCCGAACAGGTCCATCGCAAGCTGTGCGCGTTGGGCGGGGTTCTCGATACCGGCAAGCCGGTCCGCGATCGACTTGAACGCCTCATCCGGCGACTGGTTCGCCAGCGCCTGCGCGTCAAGCCCAAGCTGGCGGATCGCATCCGACGCGGGGCCGGTACCGCTCGTGGCTTCGGCAATGTTCCGAAGCATCTTCTCAAACGCGCCGGTCAGCGCTTCGCTGCTGACGCCCGCGAGATTGCCCGCGTGCTGTAGTCCGACAAGGCTCTCGGTGGTGATCCCGAGCCGGTCCGCGAGCTTCGCGTTAGCGTCGATGGCGTCCATCGACTGCTTCGTGAGATACGCGATTGAGCCGCCGGCGGCGAGCGCGGTCAACGCGCCGCCAAAGCCGACGATCTTCGCGCCCACGGCGGTAACGGAACGGCCAAGCGACGTGACGTGACGAGCAGCGCCGCCCATCGTGCTCGCAAAAGCACCGGCGGTAGCCACCAGCTTCACGTTGAGCGTTGAAATCGTCGTCGCCATTTGCCGTACCTACCTGAACGTCCCGCCGAACATCGCGTTGGCCCGGATCGCGACCGCGCGGATGTCCTCGTCTGTCTGTTCCTGAGGCGGGCCGAACTCGGGCATAAAGTCCGAAGGCCGGAACGTCCGCCTGCTGCTGTTCACGTTCGCGATGACCGCCGCGATAATGCCCGCGCGAAGGTCCGCCCGATCCGACGTAAACGGGTCGCGCTCTTGCAGTGCGATCCAATCTTGAAGCTCGGCTGCGTCCATCGCATCGAGCAGTTCCCGCTTCGTCCTACCCATCGCCAGGCAGAGGCAATGGATCAGTCTGACGAGCGGGTCATCGAGTTTTTTTCCGCCTGCTCCTTGCCGCCGCCGTTGATGCGAATCGCCGCTTCGGTCAGGCGGTTGATCAGGTTGAAGTCCTGATCCGCCAGAGCCGCCGCGTCGGACTCGTTGAAGATGCGGTTGCCCGCCTCGTCAACGACCGTCGCCGCGATCCAGTGCGCGTAGGCGGCGTCAGGGTCCGCCTTAATCTTGGCGTTAAGCGCCATGAACTCGCGGGCGGTTAGCCGCCGGACGATCAGGGCCGCGCCATCAGCAAGCTCCGGGCACGGCACCGACTCTGTCGGCAGCTTGTGTTGCAGGATCTGTTCGCGCGTAAGCATCGCGGTACCTCTTTCGTTCGGAGCCTCAGAGACGCACGGCTAATCGGCGGGAGTAAGCGGCGGGTCCTTCGGGTCGATACTGCCGCCGCCGCCGTCGCCGCCGTCGCCGCCGTCGCCGCCGTCCCCGGACTCTCAGGCGGCCTTAACGAACTCCGGCTTACCGCTGATCTTGATCGTGATCTTGGCCGTAACGATGCCCTTGCGTTCGACCTCGTTGCCGAACGCCTTGATGTAGCCGTTGAAGTTCCACTTCGATCCGTCAACGAACACCGCGCGGAAGCCCTTCGGGACGCGGAAGAGCGCGTACACGTCCTCGTTCTGCTCCTTGTCGTACTGGATGGTGCACTCGACCTCGCCGCCCTCAGCCCAGCCGGGGTCGTACTCGTTAAACTGGTCGGCGCTCTCCATGTGGCTGACGTCGATGTCCTCAGCTTCGATGGAGTTGGGCGGCGTGATCTCAGTGATCTTTGCGAGCGGAGTCCACGTCGTGGACCCGGCGACGGTCGCGGCGTCGCCAAATTCGAGCTTCGTGCTGTGGCCTTTGGTTGCCATGATCAAACCTCATGCTGAAAGTCGATGGGCACCGCGCGGCCGAACGTCGGCTGTGCTTGCCCTTCAAGCGGTTGTGCTTCGATCTCCTCGATGTCGGTTGGTTCGACGTAGTGCAGAACCAGACCGCTCGGCCCCGGCGGCTCGATGTTGTTCAGCGCTGCCACGACGGCTTCCGCCAGGTCGTGAGCTTCGCGGTACGTCGGCGCGAGACACGCGGCCTGCATCGTTCCCTGCCGGTAGTCGCTCGGGCCGTCGAAGGTATACGGCAGCGGCGACGACAGTAGCGTCAGGCAGACGCGGGCGCGGCGTTCGTTCTGCGGCCCGGGGCCGAGATAAACGCGGTCCGCGACCTTCGCGCTAACAGCGGCGTCGGCGGCGAGAATCATTCGGATAACTGGCTCGATCATCGCGCCGCCTCCTTCGCGATACCGGCGGCGAGCTTCTGCTGCATGACCGAAGCGGCCTGACCTTGCGTTTCCGCCATCGCCGGGTGCAGCCACGGCTTCGGCGGAACGAATGTGCCGTGCTGGTTAATAAATCCGCGTTCGGTCAAGTGAGCCACCCGCGACGGTCGATACGGCTTGCCCTTGAACTCGCCGGATACGCCCTTACGACTGCCGATGATCGCGGTCACGCTCTGGCGCTTCTTATTGGTCACGATTTTCTTGCCGAGCGAACGCCGCATTAGGCCCGTGCGCTTCGGTGCCTTCTGCCGCGCGGCCTTGAGCGTCGGCGTCGATGCGGCGTTGACGGCGGACCGCAGGAGCTTGCGCTGCACGCGCTCGCCCAGCGTCTTGAGCTTGCGCTCCAGCGCCTTGTCGCCGGTGAGGATGAAGCCGCCTTTAGCCACTAATGGCCTCGTGTTCCTTTGCCTCGATGACCAATTCTCGCCGCCGCTGCATCGGGTCCGTTACGCTGACGATGTCGAGCGTCCGGCCGCGCCACTGGATGCGGTGCTTGCTGTCGATACCGTCGAGGTAGCGGAGCCGGATCGTGTAGCCGATCGTGCTCTGCACCTTGTCGTCGCGAACCGACTCGCCCGCGCCGGACGCGGCCACGCTGGCCCAGACGGTCGCGACGTTCTCAAACGCCTCGCCTTCACTTGGTCCCCACTGGGGATCGTGCACCGTCATCGGCGCTTGAATCACGATCCGCTCGCGTAGTGTTCCGGCTCGCACGTCACACCGCCTCTGGAAACTCGAATAGCCGCACGATGCTTTCGACCGCGAGCGGTACGGTGTCGATGCGTCGGTCAATCGCGGCTTCGCGGTTCTCAAACATGTGCCCGACCATCAGCAGCACCGCCTGCTTGAGAAGCGGCGGCACCTGCGAGACGTTGCCGTGCCCGGCGGTGAACTCGACTCGCACCGCGTTCGCTTCGCTCGCCGTCGCGGGCCAGGACGCGCCGAAGCTCAGCACGATCCGGCCCGGCCGCGAGACGATGTCCACGCGGTAAAGCTCGTCGCTCAGCGTCTGCTCGGTACCGTCCGCGTCGAGGTACTTAACGGCCTCGACACTCGCGAGCGGCGGACGCAGAAGCTGGATGACCCGACCGGCGGGGAACGCATCGAACGTCTGCACGAACTGCTGCGCCAGCAGCGAAGTCCGCGTTTCCTGCTCGATGTAATCCGTCGCCGCGACGATGAAGCGGCTCAGGTCCGCATCGTCGCTGTCGCCGTCGATCCGCAGGTGAGCCTTAGCCTCATCGAGCGTGACGGCGGCGGCAGTCGGGTTGACTTGCTGTAGGCCCATCGCGTTACGCCTTCGGCGTCAGGTCCGGCACGACAGCCGTTTCGTTGCCCGCGTCCGGCTGCGTTGCCGTTTCGGTCTTGCCCGCGCCCTTGACCGGAACGGCGGTGCCGTCCTCGATCAGCCGCGCGGCCACGTCGTCTGCCACGTCCGCCGACTCGCCCTTGGCGTAGGTGCGATCGCCGATGAACTGGCTGCGGTTGAACTTGATCTTCATGGGTGGCTCCGGTGGTAAAGGCCGGCTCGCGCCGGGCGACCAAACCCGACGCGAGCCTTGCGAGGAATCTGAACGATTACGCGGTCGCGATGTCGACGCACTTGGCGAACGACTCCGCGTGCCGGAGCTTGATGTCACAGTCTTGCAGCGCGACGACGCGGACGGTGCCGCTGCTGCTGCCCGTGTACGGGTCGGTGAGGATGTCGAGCGCCGACCAGAACGCGAGGATCAGATCGGACCAGTTGCCGAAGATCATCGCGCTCAGGTTCGTGCCCGAACCCTTCGTGAGGTTCGACGGAATCAGGCCGCTGGCGAACGCGCGGTAGCCGTTGAGGTTGTTGTCGCCGCCCCAGACGAACTGACCGGCGCTCGTCGCGCTCTTCTCAGTCGTCTTGAGCACGCCGCGCACCTTCGAGTTGGTCGCGTAGGCGAGCGAGCCGACATCGGCGTTGTTGTTCGCCACCACCGTTTCCATCTCGACGATCTTCGCGAACGTCGGAGCGCCGCCGTTGGTGCCGATCGCGACGGTGGACACGTTGCTGTTCTGCAAGATGCCCTGCGGCTCCGCGCCGCTGCCGCTGCCGTTGAGCGCGGCCTTGTCGATCGCGATCGCGAGCACGCGGGCCAGGTCTTCCCGCACGAACTGCTCGGCACTGACGCTGCTCTGGATCAGGAACTTGCGAGACAGATCGGTGAAGGCACCGACCGTCTTGGGCGCGAGCCCAACCTGACCGATCGTCTGGTTACTCGCGGTCGGCGCGTTGCCTTCCGTGACCCAGTACGCCTGAGCGCCGCCGGTCTGCTTCGGCAGCGACAGATCGCCTTGGAGTCCGGTCAGCAGGCGAGCGCCAAGCTGCGTGACGATCGTCCGGTCACGGAGCAGTTCGATGAAGTTGCTCGGGTCGGTAACAGTCGCCTTGGCGCCAGCGCCGGTGGTGAGGTTCAGGTCGCGCGTCTCAAGCGCGACTTCGGTCGGGAAGAAAAAGCCCTGCGGCGACTTGCCCGACCGCTTCGCGATCTCGTCGCTGACTTCCTTTTCGAGGCCGTCGAGCGGCTGGTTGTTCATCCGCAGACGGATCGCGCGGACCAGCGAGTAGCCCTTGAGGTCGCGCTGCTCGAATCCGAACGGTGACGCGGGCTGCTCGGTGTCGTCGCGGCCCGGCTGCTGGCCCGGCTGTCCGCGCTGGGCCAACTCGGCCTCGAGGCTCTGGGCGCGTTCGTAGCGGTCGATGTCCGCCTTGCGCTGCTCGGCCTTGGTGTTGAGGTCGTCGAATTGCGCGGTTTCCTCGGCGGTCAGATCGCGCTTTTCATCTTCCGCCTTCTTGAGGACCGCCTTCATCTGAGCCAGAAACTGGCCCCGCTCTTCGCGGAGCGCCTTGATTCGCTGCCACATGTTAAATGCTCGCTTTCGTCGTGAAACTACCTGGCCGTTCCCACAACGGGACCGGCGGACGAAAGGCACTCGATGCGGCGGTCAGCGACGGCTCCGGCTCTAACCGATCTTAGCCCTTCACGAGAGAATTACGCAGCAGGGCCGAACACCTTGTCCAATTTGGCCGCTGGATTTCTTTGAGCACGTCCGGGTCGATATGGATCGACCGCAGGGCGAGCGACGTGGCCTGATAAGCGGGCTGGCCGACAACGCTGCACTCGCGGCAGTCGATGTCCGTAAGCTCGCGAATCTTGATACCGCCTTCCTCAACGAAGCGCTGGCCGCCTTGCCGGACGCGGAAGCCGAAGCTCATGCCCCGGATGTCGCCGCGCTTGACGAGTTGGCGGATGTCGTCCGCGTAGCTGACGCCATCGGGTAGGTCGATTTCGACGCGGAGTCCGATATTGTCTTCCGCGATCCGAAGCGTGCCGTTGGACGTGCGGCCAAGCAGCTTCGCGGAGTCGTGATCGACCAAGGCGCGAACGTCGATGCCGCTCGTAACGGTCGTCTTGAACGCCCCCGGCACGATCCTCTCCTTAAACCCGCCGAGGTCCTGGCTGAGCGAGTTGAACACCGCCGCATATCCGACCAAGCGGTTAGGCTGCTCCGGCGCGGCCACGCGAAGCTCGGTGTTGTCGATCTTGTCGAACAGGTCGATGGTGCGAGTCTCAAGCTGCTGCTGCGTTTCCATGGTCCTCTCCTTCCACAAACTGGTTGGCGATGTCGGTTGCCCGCTCGCCTTCAAAGTCTTCGATGACGTCATCGAGGGTATCGGTCTGAATCGCGCCGACGATGGCGCGGATTGATTCGTCGCAGTGCTGCCGCGCGTATCGCTCGACAGCTTCGATAGGTTGGCCGAGCGCCCGGAGCGGCGCGGCGAACGTCCGCGCGACGAGCGCGTGATGCTGCGCGTAGAACTGATCGACCCACGCGCGAAGCTCCTGCGGCTTACCCGCGAGCTTCTTGGCCGCTCGCGCGAGCGCCTTGGCTTCCTTCGTCAGGCAACGCCGCGCGGCTTCCTCGACGATCGCACGCGATGCGGACGGATCGGGCTTCCGCTCCGGCTCCGGCTGCGCCACGGGCAGGCGTCGGCGGGCGGCGGCGCAGGAACAGATGCGTCGATGTCGCGTTGAACGCAAACGACTGAATGTCCTGCCACGTCTGCGTCGTCCCGGTCGCGAGATTGCGCAGTTCTGC